GGTCACCATCTAAAATTAAATTAAAATGTCACTATGGATACAACTCAAAGAATTTCGGAATTGACTTTGACAGAAGAAGCTGAACAAGTAATGTCTGATGCTGATTTTATAGTTCATCAACGACTGCGTGCTGAACTTATGCGATCTTTACGAAAATCTATTGATAACCTCAATCGGCGTATTCGTCGTAATGAGGCCGGTCTTATGACCGGAGAATTGGTGAAATTGCGCGATGCACATCATCAAATGATGTTTAAGTTGTGTAGAGATAATCCTCGACCACAAGAGTTAAATGAGTGGACAGCTGCAGCTTTGCAAGAAACAAAGAGAGCTGGTCTATTAGAGTATTATGATCGAATGCGTGAGAAAGCTCAACAAGCTGAACCACAAGGTTTAGAAAATGCGATTTTTGGACAAGAAATGGTTCAAAAAGCTCATCGGACAATGGATGGAATAGTTGAGACTAATAGTCTCATAAAGAATGTAGTAGGCTATTTAGCTCCTCAACCAGATGCCAATTCGACACATTTTCCTCGAGTTCAAAAGGATGAATGTCTCACTAATCAAGCAATGTTGGCAAATGATCCTTTAAAAGTGTTTGATGATTGTGCGCAAATAGTAGGCACTGGTTTACCAAAACACACAAAGTATCACTTTGCTACTCTTTTACCTCGAATGATGATAAATATTCGTTTATTTTATATTGCTAAAACTTGGTTTGATAAGATTTTGGTTTTTATAAACATGCTTTTGGATAGTTATGCCACCAAGTTTATAGTAGAGGATCTCTTGATAGCTCTCTTTCGTCTTTTTAGAAAAGAGTATTGTAATTTTTATCACGATGCAACTCATGAGATGGATTTTAATTATCAACCAACTATGAATCGTGAAGAGCGAGAAAAAGCTTATGCTGAAGTTAATCAGCGTTTGATTGCGGAACAAATTGCGAAACAAGCTAAACCGCAAGGAGCTGCCCCGAAACAAGTTCGGAAGGGGGCAGTTAAAGCCGAACCCCAAGGTCTGGATGTAGACCTTGAACAGTTCATGGCTTTACCTGTAGCTATCTCAATGATAGGAGGCTTCTTGTGTTATGGTAAAGTGCCAAAAGGTTCTGATACAGATAAGGCAGCAACTGGAATAGCTGATAAATTTGCAAATATAGCGAAGATTAATAATGGCGTTAAAGGCGCTGTTTCATTATTTAAGATTTTAACAGAAACTTTGCAAGATATTATTCATTATTTTGTTGGTATTATGGCGCCTTATTCACAGGTTTATAAAGAGCTTGATGAAGAAAAACATGCTATTACAAAGTGGATTGCAGAGGTAAATGCCTTAGATCGTGAAGAAACTTTTATGCGTCTTCAGAATGATCCGGAATTGCGTACACATATAAATCGTTTGCGTGATCGTGCGGATCGTTATATGCAAATTTTTAATCGTATGTCCGATCCACCTCGAACTGTCGCTGCTCCTTTTTTGAGAGCACAAAATATAATAACTAAGATTAGTAATAAAGCTACTCATATATCGTTAGATGTGGGAGCTCGTTTGGATCCCTTTTGTTTTTGCCTTACTGGCAAAACTGGGTTGGGAAAGAGTTTTCTTACTTCTGAGTTGATACATGCTGTGGCTGATGTCATGGATGTCCCAAAATTTAAAAGAATCTATGCTCGTTCGTTAGATGAGAAATTTTGGTCTGATTATTGTTATCAGTTTGGCGTTATTATTGATGATTTCGGTCAGTTGGTGGATGCAAAGACTTTTGATCCATATTTTGAATTTTTTATGTTAAAGTCCAATATTCCACGTATTTTAGCAATGGCTGAAGTGTCAGAGAAAGGGCGAATATTTCAATCAAAGGTTATAGGTATGTCTACTAATACACCTTTTCCTCGCCCAGTTTCTATTAGTGATTTTGAAGCGTTGTGGCGACGTCGTGATATGTTGATTCAAGTAGAGCAAAAAGATGGTGTAGAATATAATGGTATTATTGGAAGTACTGACCATTTGAAATTTTCTATTATGGATAGTGTTAAAAGTGGTGTATGTCATTACACCAACTTGTCTTTTGGACAATTGCGAGATATGTTGGTGAAACAGGCAGTTTTCCATCTTAAAAAACAAGTAGATACGATGCGTTATTTAAATCGTAGAGAGATAGAGGCTTTACCGCAAATAACACCTGAAAATATGCGCGATCATTTGCGTTCTTTGGACGTATTAACAACAGCCGGACTTAAGTTTCCAGAGGAGGCCCAACCGGCAGAACCACGTGGTGATGATGAATGGCGTGAACTTGCTCGTGCTGATTTTACTGCTCGTAAGCAAGCAGAAGTAAATGATGAAATCAAGTCTTATGATCACTTACGCCATTATGCTTTTAAGCAAATAAAGAAAGGGCGTAAGAAGCCTGTTTATCGACCAACAGATGATTTTATTAGTCTGCGTTATTATTCACATTATTCTAAGTCTAAAACACCATATAAGGCGCTTTATGATAATTATAAAGACCCAGCGACATTTATTGCTCGCCACTTCTCGTGGCTTCATTCTCCTGATCGTAAAATTGGAGAGTTCGATCCTCTAACTATTGGTTTTGATCAGTCCGGTTTTTATAATGTTTTACCCTGGTGGATTTTTTATATATCTAAAATGACAAATACATCGAGAATGGCAACGCCTATTTTTCCATTAACACGAGATTATGGACATTGGTTGTTTCGTGAAATTGAAGATCTTATATTTGGTAATGTTCAAATGATTGAGACTCCTGAGCAATATGATTTCGAGTATGTTCCGAATGCCCTAGAAAATTACTTCTCGTGTTTAACATCAGAAGAAGGGCGGGCTAGACCTCAACAGGCAGAACCTCAAGGGGATGATCCAATTGTAATTTCTGGACCATCAAGTTCTTATACGATAGGGAAGTCTCTGAATCATTGTAATGGCGATTGTTTTGAGAAGACCTGCCAAGAATACAATAAGGATTTTGTTTTAGATAAGACCGCTATGTATACTCTTGATCATCATATTCGTTTGAAGAGAGCAACAGGAGAGTTTTGTGATGTTTGTTTTGAAAGCGTTACGAAACCAGAGAATCAAGCAGGTTTGTTTGATGGCGTTCTTTTAGATTATCGTCAGAAAATAGCAAAGTTTTTCGAAGAACATCCTCGTATAAAAGAATCGTTAAATATTTTGTCGGTTATTGCGGGAGTTGGAACTTTTGCTTATGCCGCGTATAATATGTTTAAAGAACAAGAGTCTGAAGATGAAGACGAAGAAGCAGAGCAAGCAGAGCCCGAGAATAAGGCTTATTTTAGAGATCAAACTCAAAAAGCTAGAAGAGTGCAACGTAATGTTCAACGCCCTGGTAAAGCAAAACCACAAAATGCCACAGATTCAAATGCTGATGATGTTATTTTGCATCGTGTTTGCCCTAATCTCGCCCGTATTAGTGTGATAGGCGAGAAAAATGGGAAAGTGTGCCGTAAGACTGGAATGAATGCTTTTCAATTTAAGGGTCAGTTCTTTTTGGTCAATCGTCATTTGATGACTCAAGCCAATGAAAATGATCGTTTGCGCCTACAGTTTCGGGATGGTCGTGAGTATTTTATTAATTATGATCCAAAGAATTTTGCTTTTATAGATGACACCGATTTGGCGGTGTTGCATGCAGGAATGCGTGTTCCAGCTGCCAAGAATTCTATTTCTTTATTTATTAAGGATGAAGATCTTCAATTTGTTAGTAACACACCCACAACAATAATGGGAATGGATGAGGATGTTTTGCCTTTTTATTATGAAACGCAGATACGACCGTTTGAGTATCCAGGTTATGAGCTAACCGGTACAGAATCATTTGTACGAGAGGGTTGGCTTGCTAATGTTTCTACAAAGAAAGGAAGTTGCGGCTCAGTCGCTGTAATGTTAAATCCTCAGATTGCTCGTAAGATTGTAGGAATACATGCAGCTGGCCTTACTCATAAATCTACAGCAATCTTTCAAGTAGTGACACAGGAGATGTTGAAAGATTTGATCTCTGAGTTTCCATATGACGTTGTTGGAACTTCATTAGATTGTGCACCAGATCATTTTGGTCTTGTAGCGGAGCCAGCGGTCCCACAAGCTGATTTTGGATCATTAATTATAGAACCGTTTAAAGCACCACCACGTTTTCAACCTATTAAAACCCATATAAAACCAAGTATGGTTTTTGACGATGTTTTTGAGCATAGTACAGAACCAAGCGTTAAAACTTATCGAGATAAGCGCTTAAGTGTTCCAGTTAGTCCCATGATAAAGGGAGTTCTAAAGTATTCTAGTCGAGAAGTACCATTTCCACAAGCTGATTTTGAGTGTGTGCGTGAGGAAGTTAAAGTTCGTTGTTTAGAAGCACGTAGTATGAGACCAAATCCAGGTAAATTAACAATTGAGCAAGCTATTAATGGTCTTCCTATAAAGCATTATGACTCGATGGACATGTCAACTAGTCCGGGGATCCCTTATGTATACAGTAGACCCCCAGATTCTAGCGGTAAGAGGTACCTGTTCTCTGGTGAGGACGGGGCTTTGCGATGTGGTTCAAGTCTTTTGCAAAATGAGATAACCAAGCGTGATCGAGCTTATTTAGAAGGACTTAAATATACAACAATATGGCAAAATGTTTTAAAAGACGAAAGACGTACGTTACAGAAAATTAAAGATGGATCTACAAGGGTGTTTATGATGCCTCCGTTAGATTTTACAATAATTGGAAGGATGTATTTCTTGGATTTTATTGCTGCGATGATGAATCATCGTGGTAGTATGTTCCATGCTGTTGGTATAGATCCTGAGTCAAGTGAGTGGCTCGAAATGTTTCATTACCTTCGAGGTAATAGTTCCTTTGGATGGGATGGCGATTATGGCCGATTTGATGGAACTCTAAAAGGCCAATTGGTCGAGGCCGTCGCCGAAATTGTGAATGACTGGTATAATGATGGACCAGAGCATGCGCAAGTGCGTTATTGCATTGTAGAAGAAATGCTTAACAATTATTCTGTTCTTCCAATTTTGAGAGGAACAACCTTTAAAGATCTTAAAGGGCAAACACATCATATTGAGAAAGATATTATGATGGTTGTTATGAAAACAATCGGAAATCCTTCGGGTAACTTTCTCACAACTATTTTAAATAGCATTGTTAACGCTATGTATACTAGACTGGCTTGGATGGGGCTTGCAAGAGCTTCGCGACCAGTAATAGGACGTAAGTTTGCTACGATGATGTATTTCAATCAAAATGTGCGAGATAAAGTATTTGGCGATGACAACATCATATCTGTGAAAATGGAGGTGTTGAGCTGGTTTAACCAGTTGACTTTTGCTGAATATTTGTCACGTTTTGCTTTGGAATACACTCCTGCAATTAAGAGTGCTGGTTTGAAGGAGTGGTCGTACTTGCATGATTGCCAATTCCTGAAGAGGGGATTTCGCTTTGATAAAGATCGGCCTTTTCGTTTGTATGCACCAATTGAAATAAATTCAATACGAGAGCTGCTCAATTGGGTTACTGATACAAACGATCCGAAGGAACAATTGGAGTTGAACGTGGAAGATGCGTTCAAGTTGGTCTACCATTACGGTATCAAGGTGTTCAATGAATTTAAAAAGGAGATTCGTGGGCCACTACTTGAAGTCGATATTCATGTGGATAAATATCATTATAGCGATTTTGACGCTATTTATGAGGCTCTATATGATTGAGATTTCGATTAAGCCCTTAAAGTTCGTCTTGGGTAGATTTTCTATCTAATTTAGACATACGATGTTCGCAGTATGTCGCTCCCGTTGATGTAAGTATCGA